TGTTTAAGTTCCCTTAAGAACTTGAATCCTAGAAACTTTAGAAGTTTTAGATGAGCGGTATTCCGTTTATCTACTATATTCCAAAGGAGATCTTCTTTTCTACTTTCTACAAATCGTTTGGCTTCACGTGCAAAGGTAAGTGGATAGTCATGGATTGCGTTTGTACACAGCATCCATATAAGACCACCTTCTTGCACTCCCGCTAATCCAGCAGTCCTGCCGTTGGGGACTTCAAACCAAACTGTGTCTCCACAGAAAGCTGATGATGGGACATGGAGAAGTGGTTCGTGACCGTGGCCTTCTTTCACTTCTCTATAGTCATCATCTCGAAGATGGGAAGCTACATATATAGCAGCCTCCTCTGTAATTGGGTGAATGTAATTAGACACGTTGGTAGTATCTTGGTGAGTAATCTCCTTCCCAGTTCATTGAATGAATAGTAGCAGGAGATGGATGATTTGATTTTAATAGTACTGTTAAATTTTCGTTTCTATCATATACTGGTATGGTGTGTAAGTAACCTTTAGCAATAGATGCTGTACTGGCTAATACATTATCCCATTCTAATGATTCAACGGTATAAGTATAATCATCTCTTCCTCTTCTTTTTAAGGTTACATCTATAACACCTACATCACCGAAGTCAAAGTTCATTCTATGAATAATCAAAGAACCTCTAGTTTCAGATGTTACGGATTCTCCAGATGTTTGTGTAATATAGATCTTAGGTAATTCAACTTCAAACTCATATTCATATCCTACTATTAGATCTGTGTTAATAGAAGCACCATCTTTAGTAGAGGTCTTCCAGTTACCAGGTAGTGTTACTGTTTCATTAGGAGCTGTTCCCGTAATTTTAGCAGAGGGAACATCATAACTTTTACCTGCAGAATCACCTGCTGTTGCACAATATACTGTTAAATTTTTTGAACTATAATATCCAGCACCTAATGTAAATGTAGAAACATCAGTTTGTCCATCATAGGTTATATCACCTGTAGCAATAGTTTTCTTGGTATCTAAATGTACCCTATTTTCATCAGGTGCAGTACCTATCATAGGTGTATCTGAAGTTAATTTTATGTCAAATTTTTCTAGTGTAAATTTATTGTTACTTCCTGTACTTAATACTGCATAGTATACATCATCAAGAATAGTATGGTATATAACCTTATTAGGCATAGTCCATCTAAACCATGCTGACTGAGATCGTTTACCTCCAGATTCAAAGTACTTATAACCCCATACCTCATTTGTAGCATCATGTAATGTACTATCTACACCAAATAAAAGTATATCATTTTCGTTAGATTCACATACATTAGTAATCTTTTGAGGGAATAATTCTCCTACAATTTTAGTTTGCTCTTGTACTTGTGGATCTTCTTTAGCACCAACACCAGCCATTTCATAGAAACGAGCTTGTCTAGCAGTACTGTTTAAGAAACCAATAGTTGTACCTAACGATACTGGTACCGTATCAGGGTTAAATCCATACGATGATAAGTATCCTATTTTAGCTGTCTCAGGAGTAAGCAAAGCTTCAGCACCTGAACTTAATAAAAATTGTTCACTAGCACTAAAGATAACTAGACCTCCTGCAGATTCTACAGCATCATATAGTTTAGTTGGGAAGGTAGAACTGGATTGTAAATCAATAGGGTCAGCATTAGATATAGCCATAGCTGTCTTAACCCAGAAACTATAATAATCATTTACCCTAGATAGGATAATATTTTCGTTACTGAGTAGAGCTATTCTATTTCTAAAGAACAACATCTTTTGTATAGGATTACCTATAAATGTAGGTTTAGAGTTAGTAATATCATCACCTACATCTCTTTCACCCCAATCTGGATATTCAAATTTAAAGCATCCATTACTGTAAGTACGAGATGATCCACCATTTATAGCATAAGTACCAGCATCAACCCTCTTGATCTGTAGAGGCATTGTATCCTTATCTAACTTAATATCTATCCCAGGAGCTGCTACCTCTTCCCACACGCCCTCTCCGAAGCGAGCTGGAGTGTATGTGAGAAAAGAACCTGCTGAGATAGAAGCAGAACCAGAACTTGTATATTGGAATGTATCAGATGATGCATTAGCAACAGTAAAATGTCCATCATTTCCACCACCACTAGTAATGTCTACAAAAACTGTATCCCCATTACTTAAGCCATGAGCTGTAGAAGTTACTGTTACTGTTGTACCAGTTTGAGCATATGTAGCTGATTTAGAAATGTCTGCAGTAATACCTTCAGCTTGAAACCGTAGGTAGTAATCATCCATATCTTCCCCACTGTTTACAACACGAACAACATATCCATGTCTGCATACACGTGGTAGATCTGCTATATTATTAACCTCAGTTGTAGCAATAGACATCAAGGATTTCTCAGGTGTTGTTACACCAAAAGGAGTTGGCCTATATAAATGTAAACCATTACCACATATAGTTGCTACAATATTAGTACCACTTATAGAATCTAATGTTGCTTTTAAATCACCTAATATACCAGCTGTAGACACATGCTCATCACTTGTGGAAGATGTAGCATTTGGTCTGACTGCAGCTATATTAGCTCGTGTTGTAATAGTTGTAGTATTTGTAACTTTAACTGTTGTAGTAATCCCTTTCTCTGATGTATATTGATGAGTATCATTTACTGCCCAACCTTCTCCACCAAATTGTAGTTTACAAAATGGTTGATATGTATCGTGATATGAGTAACTATCATCTACAGGTGCTGTAGGTTGTGGTGTACATCTTGTATCTATTTCATACCTTAATCTGGACTTACCATTGGCACTCATGTTAGGAGGTGAAGTTCCAAACTTATCTGTACCTGTGCTTATATCTACAATTTCTCTACCCATACCTAAGCAGTCACCATTACTGGTACCACTATAACTAGTTGCATCATCTACAGCAAGAGATGTAGCTCTAGTATGTGTATAAGTTGTATTATCATCTGGATCAAATATATCTAATGCATACTGTTTACCATAAGATATAGTATCAAGAGATATAAATGCTTCATTCAATTGAGCTGGAGATTTATCCCCTGCCCCTGTAAGCATTGCTGTATTCTTTCTTCTATTAACAAAGAAAGTAGTTTCATTAATTGTTAGTACCTGTATATCAGAAGATTTTTCATCTGACAGTGCAGTGTTATCTAGATAAGTAGCTTTAAGTGTTCCAGGAACATCTGCATAATCCACGGGTATCGAAGCACCGTCACTAGCTCTCCATATAGTAACTGTTCCGTCAGCTGCACATTGTCCAATGTATTGTTCATCAGTTTTTGAATAGATACTAAACCATTTTGCATGAGCTGCAGTATTTACAGCATATGTTTTACTATCCCCATAGGGATTACTTGTGGTGGTTATGTCTTTAACCAATTGACTACCAGGACGTTTTTGTAACTGATTAACAACATCAGGTACACCATTAACTAAGTCAACGACTTGTCCTGGTACTTTCTTTTCATCTGGTTGTGTTGATATACCTAAAACATAGTTAGGTACTTTCTGTGTAACACTTGCCATTAGCGTCTAAGTGCTTGATAAGGTTTGTAAGATTGATAAGCAGATTCATCAGGCCAACCCATGTAGTTATGGTCACCTTGATTACATTCGTATTCCATACAAGCTGCTCTAGCTTGAGTTTCAAATGATCCTAACATCTTCTGTAGTCCAGGGTTAGATACTAATTGTACAGCTGCTCTACCTGATGCTTTATAAACTATATACCTTTGGAATACTGTAGGTATATCTTCAAAATTAAGTAGTCTTACTTTATTTACATAGAAATAATCATCATCTGGATATTCAAATGTATGGTTTACTCTATCATACATCTTCCAAATACCATCACTATCTTTTCGTCGTACAAAGTCACGGGTACGATCCCATGCATCTTCCATATCAATTCTTATAACATCAGATTCAATGATGATTTTATTATCACTGGCATTAACGTTTTCTTTTATATGATATTCTAAATTAAATGTCCAGCCTTCATTCTGTACATCTTGATTAGATTCTTTAAGCAAATTATATATGAATGATATCTCAGGGTTTGCAAAGTCTAATCCTGATATAGGTGACTGACCTATGCTACCCAAGATCGCATTGACTGCGGATAGTTCGGTATCGATATCAACGGTTGTGGTAGTCA